TTTCAAGGTCTTCCCACGAGCCAACCTTGATCCCACCCACGAACACCGGGTCGATCATGCCCATCGCCTGCGTGTCATCGCTGCCCACGGGGATGTTGATGCGGTTGTCGTGGAACATGTACCAGCCCACGTTCCGCAGCATGAGGTCCATCGAATCCTGAAACGCCCGCTTCAGGTGGGCAATACGCATGGTGCTAGCAGATTCAGCCACCGCAACTTCGGTAGCCGAAGCAGAACCTGCGACATTGCCGCGCATCGCGTCAGACATACCCAAAGCCCTGTCAAGACGCTCTTTAGCGACTTCCACGCTCTGGATGTGCTGGTTCGTCGAGCCACCAATCTCGACAGGCTGGAGGCTACGAGCGTCAAGTCCTGCTTCCGCAAAGACATAGAGGTCCGGAGCGTTGACCACATCCTGCAAGAACTTGGGGTTCTTGGCATCGCCAACCAGCATGCGCTTATACCGCTTCTGGTTCTCCTGCTGGCTGGTCGCCATATCGTTGGCGTACTGGATCTGGTTGCGGCAGGCCACGATGGGCGACAGCGGATAGGGGTCGTTGGGGACGGTGAACGCCCCGAACATGGTGTACGGGCCAGTCGCAGGGCCGTAGTAGGGCAGCGGCTTGCGGATGAACTCGCACTGGCAGTTGTCGGAACTGCCCTGATACTTGGCAATCGTGTAGATCGTGCCGTTGTACAGGCTCTCGTCCGCCAGTTCATCGATCAGTTCCGCCGCCATCTCGTCCAGTTCCGGAACCCAAATCTCGTAGATCGCCATTTCAAACCGCTCTGGAATGTCGCGGTGGTCCCGGAGTTCGTCCACGCCGTTGTTGGTGGCAAGACCCTCGATCACCTCGCGGTTCCAAGTCTCGTCCTGTTCGGCGCGGCGGAGCAGGTCTTCCTTGTCGGCAACGTAGACATGCCCACGGAACCGTGCTTCCTCCCAGTGCATCGCTGCCGGGTCCATGATGAACCGCTTCGGATCGATCCGGTAGATGCGCGGCAGGTAGGGACCATTGGCATCCCACTGGCGTTCCGCGCCCTTCGGCTCGTTCACCGTCAGCCCGATGCCCCAACCAAGGAGCATGTCGGTGGCGATCCGTTCGATAGTCCCCCGGAGCCGCGTCATCTTGCACCATCGGTTCAGAGCAGACCGCATCGCAACGCAGGCTGTCTTCTGGACCATCGGCCTCGCGCTCGTCACGCGGACCTTCGGATTGTCATGCACGATTCGCGGCAGCACCATCGAGACGTACGCATGGACTGCGTTCTCCGGATGGTTCACACCGTACCCCTCACGGTAGCCCTGACCGCAGAACCATTCACGGCACTCGTTGGGAGTGAACATGTGCTGGTCGCGGAACCACTCTGCCCGGTCGATCTCGTCGCGGATCCGGGAAATGTTTGAGAAATCAAGCATTGGTCTTCATCCGTGCCTTTGGCTTCGCGAGGTCGAATCCGACCAACTGGGCCTTCATCGACATCACCTGCGTCTCAAGGAAGTTGATCCGCTGGAGGAGTGCGGTAGGGATCACAGGTTCAGCAGGAGCATCGACAGCCTTGCCCAACTGCTTCAGAACCTTCTCCGATTCAATGGGGTCAAGGTCGATCTTGACACCATTGCACAGATCGACACGCAAGCGTCCGCCGACCTCCACGATGGCATCGATGCTGTCGTGGGGATACCAACTGCCACGGACGCGAATGAACATCAGTATCCCTTCGCCTTGGACATCTTCTTCCCGGTCTTCTTCGCGTAGGTCTTGGCCGCAGCCTTGCCCTTGGCGGTGTACGGGAATTCCTTCTTGCCTACCTTGGGCATTAGGAACGACCGCCCTTCATCCGCTCACGCATCTTCATGCGCTTGGACTCGTTCGACTCGTGCTTCTTCTTCGCCATAGGAGACTTGTAGGACTCCTTCTTCATCATCTTCTTCATGGTCACTTCTTCCAGCCGCGCTTCATGGCGGCAAATGACTTCGCGCTGACGGTTGACTTCGACTTGGGGCGCGAGATCCCAAGACGCTTACGCTTGTTGATATTTCCGACCAATGAGTTCTTTGCCATGTTCAGCACCCCCACCTTGCACGAGCGGCCTTGCCACGGTCACCCTTCCACGAACTGCTCCGTGCGCAGAACGACTTGTGGCGCGAGTCATCCTTGTTCTTCGTCGGAGCCTGAAGGTTGCTGCCTGTAGATCGGTTGTACTTCGCCCGTCCCTTGGCAGTCAGTCCCGCGCCCTTCGACACAGGGAGTTTCTCGCCACGACCGACAGAGAGATTGGGTCCACGCTTTCGTGCCATTAGGCTTCTCCGCATTCGGGCAGGAACATCCAGACGGGGGTCAGGTCGCCAAGGTGCGATCCGACGATGTTATGTTCAAGATGCTCAACTGCCTCGTCGTAGGTCATTCCCTGATCATTTTCCAGAATGTTGAGGACGCGATTGATGTCATATACGACCCGGTACTCGCCGCTCTTCATGTCCCGCGTCAGGCCGACCACGGCATCGTCCAGCCCATCAGCGAACAGGGCGCGTTCACCGTTCTCGTCGATCCAGTCCTTGACCCGCTTGACGTTGGCAATCATCGATTGACCTCCCAATGGCGGAAGATGTCTCCGGCAGAGCCGGGAGCGTACTGCTCCTCTGTCTGCCCGGGAACAGGGGCATCGTCCAACGCCATCCATGCCAGTGCCAATGCAATGACCCGGTCGCCGTGGTTCTCACGCGCACCCGTACTCTCGTCCCGCAGCCGACCGGGGATCACCCGACCGTTGCCGTCCAGCACATAGGCCAGCATTTCGTCCATCGTTCCAGTGCAGGGAACGATGATTTCCCCCTGCTGCACCGCTCTCGACAGGTTGCCCAAGAGCAGCCGCTTGCTCTGCTCACTCGACACCCAGCCCACGCGGTCGATGATCCCGTGGGTGGTCTTGCCCTCCCGCCGGGGCTTCCACACCCGATGGAACCGCTGGGCCTCAAAGTCGCGTTGCAGGCTCTGGCCGGGGCCGTTCACCTCCCACGCCACCACGGAATCCCGGAAAGCACCACGGCAGACATCAGCCACCTCTGCCGCGAGATCCGCAGGGCTGATGTTCGCATCGACCATCATCGCCACCATCTGGCGGGTAGCGGCATCCAGCACCGCGACCGCGCTGGCGTGGTTACCAGTTCCATAGGCAGGGTCCATGCCCACGGCGTATGACCCCACCTCGACATCACCCCACAGCCGCCAACGCCCGGTTGGGCTGTCCACCCACCGACCCTTGATCCAGTTCGCACGGCGTGGCTCCCGCCCAAACTCCCGCCGATGCGCCGTCACCGACACACTGGGGAAGAAGGCCGCGCCAGCACCCATCGCCTCCGCAAACACGTTCTGCGCCAGATCGATCTTGTCACGCTTGCGCAACTGATCGCCAAGCCACGGGGTCCAGACGTAAGTGCCACCAGTGACACCCGTTACGGTTCCATCGGTGTCCACCTTCGTGACCGACCCGTTCCCCTTCTCCGGGTGCTGGTAGTACAGCATCTCGATCAGTTCAGGGTTCCCCGTCCCACGCGCCTCCGACACCAACTTGTCGTAGCGGGTTCCGAAGCCGATAGGGGTACTCACCGCTATGCGGCAGGAAGTCGTGTCCGAAGCCGAACGCCACGCAGCCTCGTCATCCTCAAGCGCGGCGAACTCGTCAAACAGCACGAAGGTGCGGCGACCACCACGGCCAATGTGCGCACCACTCGCCTGACCAGCGATAGTGGCCCCGCTCACCGGGTGACGCAAGACCATGTGTTGTCGATATGATCCACCTTTCCTCAAGTCCGTGACGGAACATGGGAGGATCCAACCGGGCTGGGTTGAGAGCAGGTAGTCAACTTTCCAGAACAGGCTGTCCGGGTCGCCAGACCGATCCACGTTGTCCTCCACGCGGGACACCAGCAGGCTCTGCCACCCGTGGAACAGCCACCCCCATGTCGCCAGACCAAGCACAAGCCACGATGCCCCCATGTCGCGGCTCTTCCTGATCACGGAATCACGACCGTCCTTCACACACGCGGCCAGTTTCCGGATCGATCCGATCTGCACAGGCCACGGGACAAACGGCACATCGGCCACCTCCACCGGGCGTTCCCGCCCGTCCAAGGTCACCTCCTTCACCCGGTAGGTCCATGCGGTCATGGCGAGCCATGCTGCCGGATCGCTCTTGAACAGCGCGTACAGATCCGCCCGTTCAGCCTCGTTCGCACCACGAACCACAAAGTCACGGAGAGCAATAACATCGTTAGGGTCCGTGGGCCATGTGGGTTGGTACAGGGCTTCCGAGAACGAGTCTAGACGGCGAGGGAGAGGGGAGTGGGACTCCGGCGGCGCGGCAGGCCCGGGGGATCCGTACGGCGAGGGGCCACCCCCCGCCCCCCCCACCCCCCCGCCCACCCCCACGGTCGCCCGCCGCCCGCCCGCCCCGCGCTCGCGCCCCGCCTCGCGCCTCGCCTGCGCCCGCGCTGCCCGCATGGCCGCAGCCCGCGCCCCCTTCGCGCCCGCTGCCGCCGCGTCCACCTCCGCCGCTGTCGGCACGCCGCCCGGGTGCGCCGCCTGCCACGCCTCCCACGCCTCGCCGCCCTGCGCCCGCGCAGCCCTCCGCTCCGCGCACCATGCGCGAGTCATGCCCTGCACCCGGCCACGCCCATCATGCTTGCGCATCGTCTGCCCCCGGTTCCGGCAGTGCTGCCGGACTCTCTGCTGCCGCTGCCCGAAGTCGCGCAGCCGCAGCGAACCGTTCGAGCATTTCCATCGCCCGCGAGGCGTTGCCGTCCTCCACCCGCAGTGCGCCGGAGACCTCGACCCGCTGCGCGCTGTCCCTGTACCGCCCGGGCTTCAAGCCCCGCAGCCGCAGGGCTATCGCGTTCAACTGCACCTGTGACCCCGGCAGCGTCCCCGCAGCCAACTGGTCAAGCGTCGCCTCATGCCCCTCCGCAATCGCCGCCTCCGCCCGCGCACGGGCAGCAGCGAAGACCCGGTCAGATTCGCTCCAACCGCACGGTGTTGCCTCTGCAACGCCCGCAGCACGGCAGGCGGCTCCCCAACCCACCCCAGTCACCCAAGCCCGCAGGAAGGCTTCCTTGCGCTCCCTTGACTTCGTGAAATTAGGTGCGAAGTCTGCCAACCAGTCGCCTGCTGCTTCGTCCATGCGCCAAGTGTCGCACGGCTAGGCGTTTCCCTCGCGTTTCCCGGCGTTTCCTAGCCCTGAAAGATTTCTTGAGAATCTTGCCAAATTTCCTACCCTACCTGTTGACAGGCAGCCGATAGGGTGTTACCTTACCGCATCGGCACGTTGCCGACCGCACCCCGAACTGGAGAACACCCATGCTCGCCACCATCGCCCTCTGCACCGTCTTCGCCACCCTCGCCCTGTGCCTGACCGCGTTTGCCGTCCACGCCGCCGCCTACATCCTCACCAACTTCCGCAACGCCTAACCCGCACCCCGAACTGGAGAACCTGACCATGTCGAACCGAACCCCATCCGAAAGAACGCGCCGCGAAGCCCGCGAGATTGCCGCCGACCTGTCCGATTCATTGGGCTGCTACGTTTGGTCAGAGGACGGAGTGGTGTACGTCGATGCTGCCGACTACGCCCGTGCCGTTGAAGCCCGCAAGGCGCAAACCAAGTACGGCTACAGCCCCCGCATCCGCCTCTGCCCGTTTGCCTAACCGTGACCCGCACCGCGTCCCCTGTTCGCAGGGGGCCGGATGGGCGACACTGTGCCGCCTCTCGCACCTGACTGGAGAACCACCATGAACACCGAAACCATGCCGAAGTGCATCCGCACACAGGTTGATCGCCTGCTAGCACTGGGCGGAACATTCGACTATCGCCCCGCTCCGCACCGCGAAGCACCGCACACCCTGTATCTGTCTGCCCCGCATGGCAAAGTGTGGTCATGCGGCCCGTGCAAGGAAGTCGGCCACGAGTGGGGTGGCGGGCTTGGCGAGCGCAACCGCGCTACCGACATTGCCCGCGACATCCGCACCGACATTGCCGAATTGTGCAACGCCTAACCGTGTCCCCCACCGCGCTCCCCTACTGGGGGGGCCGGATGGGCGACACTGTGCCGCCTCTCGCACCTGACTGGAGAACCCGACCATGCGTACCCGTATCACCGTGACCGACCTTCGCGCCGCCGTTGACCTGCTGAACCGCACCACCAACGCAACCCCGGGGGCCATCGGTTCCTACATCCTGTCCGGCGCGTACGGCGGGTGGCAATTGCAGCGACTGGCGAACGCTTCCGGCGGCATCCGGCAGATCACCTACGGCTACATCCCGGCGCGGGAACTGTTGGAGCGGATCCACGCATTCCGCTACGGCTACGAACTGGCGGAGGCGAACCGCGCCCGCGCCGCCGCCGCTGACTGCTGCCCCGTGACCGGGGACACCTACGGCCTCCCCGCCTAACCACCCCCAACTGGAGAAACCACCATGCCCCGACTCACCTGCACCAACACCGTCCACCGCCCGACCTGCCGCATCCTCCACGAAACGCATTTCATCGTCCGCGACACCTTCCGAAACGATGTTCTGTACGTTGTGGCCCCCCCGGGACACTACCGCACCGCAGCGGGGGCCATCGTCCGGGATCACCCGGCCAGTAGCGTGGAATGGGGCAAGCGCGAACACGCCATGCGTTTCCGAACGCACCGCGCTGCCGCCCGCGTCCGCAACCAGTGCTTCCCCACTGCCACCATCGAAACCGTCCGCACCCCTATCTACTAACTGTGCCACCCGCCGCGCTCCCTCTTCGGAGGGGGCCGGACGGGCTGCACCGTGCAGCCTTTCGCCCTGCTACTGGAGAACCACCATGTCCGAACCCATCGAACGCGCCTCACTGGAATTCACCCACAACGCCGAAATGCGTGATCTCGCCCGCCCTGCTACCCACCTCGTTTCAGTTATTTGCGAGGAAATGAACCGCGATATGCGCCGCCTCATGGACGCATGGACACCTTCCGAATGGGCCGGAACGCCGTCCGTCACCCGTATGCGGTTCACCTACGAACGGATCGGATCCCACATCGATCTACTCTTCCGGACGAAGTTCATCACCGTGGAATCGTACGCCGCCCTGCACGGGGAGGCGGAGGAAGCCCACGATTGCGCCCTCGCCCGCCGTGCGAACGCCCTCGCCCGTGGGAAGGCGACCGCCTAACGCCGTGCCTCGCACCTGTCCCCGGCCCACGCCGGGGGCGGGATGCGCGACACTGTGTCCGCAAGTCTAGTTCCGATAGCCTGTTACAGAAATTCTACAATCCTACTGAATTTCCTGTTGACAGAATGCCGATAGACTGTAAAGTACTCACATGGTCGGAACGTCCGACCGAATCACCCCCTCACTGGAGAACCTCACTATGGCACATCAGATCCGCAACAACGACCACCTTGTCCTCGCCGGGAAGTCCGCATGGCACGGACTGGGAACCGTGACGGAGGGCGCACCCAACCCCTTCGCCGCGCTCCGCCTCGCCCGACTGGAATGGGACGTACTCCCCTCCGCATCCATCTCCGGCATCTTCAACCCCGGCGAGAAGGAAGAGTTCCGCGTGTCCACCGACACC